ATTCACAAATTGTTCATATAAAATATTATTCAAATTTGTGTCTTGAGTAAATACTAATGTCTTTTTTCCTTTACAGAATTGTAAGTAATTTTGCAAAACATCCATTTGAAACTTAACATCAAACAGAACGTGGCAAAAACAAAAACAAATAGTATTAACCAAATTAAAAAATAAATATGATATTCAGTAAATATAAGACACATTTTGATAAAGATAATATCAAAATAGATTTTGAAAAGTATGTAGAATTAGTAAAAAACGGAGACCATCAAGGTTTGATTTTTAATGCTAGAGCAAATATAAAAGATAAAGTAGTCTATAATAGTTTTAAATCTCAATTACCTGCAATAACAGGAAGTTGTACACAGAAACAAGGCGGTCGTTCAGTTGCAAATGTTGAAGAAATGAACGGGTTAATTTTAATTGATATTGATGATGTTGTAGATACAGAACTACGTAAGCGTATTGATGAAGATAAATATACAATGTGTTCAAATCGTTCTGTTAGCGGTACTGGTTTAGTTGTTTTTGTTAAAATAAATCCCGAATTATTTATTGAATCGTTTCACGGATTAGCACAGTATTATTCTGATATGTTTAATGTAGATATTGATCAGTCTTGTAAAGATGCTTCACGTCTTAGATATATATCTTTTGATATGGATATTTTTGTAAATGAAAAATCTTTAAAATTTACAGCTAAAAAACAAAAGAAAGAAGTAAAAAAAGAAACTTTCTTCTTTGCTCAAGATGATTTCTCATATATTATAGACCAAATTAAAAGTAGAAATATAGACCTTTGCGAAGATGATTATAAGAAGTTTTGCGACATTGGTTTTGCTATTGGTTCTGAATTTGGTATAGGTGGATTAGATTATTTTAAAGCTATTTGTCAAAATGGTTCTAAATATGATGCTAAAAGAATTGAAAAACAATATGCTAAATTTTGTCAAAAAGGGAATATAAATATTTCTACATTCTATTTTTATGCTAAACAATCTGGATGCGAACTATATTCTGAAACTTCAAAGAAAATAATTAAACAAGTTGCTGTAGGCAAGGCAAATGGAAACATTCAAACCCCTGAAAGTGTAATAAAAACACTTGATGTTTTAGGAGTAGAAACAACAGATAAAAAATTTATTCAACAATTAATAAATTCAAAAGAAAACTTTGTTAAAAATATAGAAGATGAAAATAACGAAACTGTAAAACTAGATAATTTTGTTAAAGAAAACTATCCAATAATTAAAAATGATTTTAATCAATTAATGGAAATTGGAAACGAAATATTAAACGATGAAATTATTAATACAATTACCGTTCACGCAAAGAAATACTTTGATTTCAAAGTAAGTGCAACAGATGTTAGACAACTTATATTTAATTCAAAAGCGTTAAGTTATAATCCGATTGATGACTATTTTAAAAACAATAACACAGAGATAACAGGAAATGAAATAGACGAATATGCTGATTTAATTAAACCATTTAATATTTTTAATAGATGGATTTTAAGAAAATGGTTAGTCGGTGCTATACATAATTGGACTGCACCATATGAACACGAAGAAGTTAGTCCATTAGTTTTGGTATTGTGTGGTAAACAAGCGAGTGGAAAAACTTCATTTTTTAGAAATATTTTACCATTAGAATTAAGAAAATACTTTATTGATGAAAGTATGGAAGAAGCAGGTAAAGATGTAATGAAACGAATGGCGACTTCTTTAATTATGTTAAACGATGAATTCGGCGGAATGGCAGGAAAAGATGTAAAAAACTTTAAAAAGATAACAGAAAAAAATAAAATAACAGTTAGGCTTCCTTATGGTCATTTAGATGTTGACTTAAAAAGAAGAACGATGCTTTGTGGAACAACGAACGATTCAGCAGTTTTAAAAGATGAAACAGGAAACAGAAGGATTTTACCTATAGAATTTAATTCAGTTGATTATGAACAAGCAAAAGCATTTAATAAAGATGCTTTACTAAAATGTGCATATACAATGTATAAAGATGGCTTTGAGTTTAGAATATTCAGTAAAGAAGATATAGACTACCTGAACGAAAATACAACAGCAAATCTTGAAATTGATATTTTTGAAGATTTATTTTTTACTGAATTTGCGATTGAACAAAGCGAAACATTTATAAATGAAGTAATCCTAAATCAAGGTGAGATAATGGACTATATGTCTATAAAATTCAAAACACAACTAAGTAAGTACGACATAAAAAGATTAGTAACAAAGCACAAAATGGAAATAAAATTATATCGTTATATGGGGAAGGTTAAGAAAGGTTATAAATTATATAAAGAATTTGAATTTATGAAAAACAACAATGAACCCCCATTCTGATTTGTAACCTTGTAACCTTTTTGTAACCTAAAAAAAAACAAAAAGGTTACACCTTAAGTTATTATAAATCAAATAAATAAACTACTTTGTAACCTTGTAACCTAAAATTTAATAAAAAAAGTATTATAGAAGTATATATATTACATCATATAATACATAATGACATATATTATATATTATAGAAAAAAGTTTTAAAATGATGAAGTTACAAGGTTACAAGGTTACAAGCGGTGAAAATCAATAAGTTATAAAATTTAAAAAGGTTACAAATGAAGTTAGAAAGCATAAAAAAGATGAGTGAGACTAAAATTAAAGCACTTAGCAACAAGTCAGAGTTTACAATTCAAGTTGAAATTATAGCATTTTGTAGAAAGAATGAGATAATTTGTTTCTCAGTTCCAAATGAAGCAACAAGAAACAATTCAAAGTATATTAAATCAGGAGTTTTAGCTGGTGTAAGTGATTTGATTTGTGTAAATAATGGAGAAGTTTTGTTTATTGAATTAAAAGATTATAAAGGTAGACAATCAGATAAGCAAAAAGAATTTGAAAAAGGTATTATTTCACAAGGACATAAATATTTTTTAGTACGTTCTCTTGACGAATTCAAAAAAATAGTTATATTCGCACAACAAAACTAAATAGATATGAAAAACATTAAAAATAAGGTCTTAGAGTGGGCAGAATTAAGAAACCTTTTACACAACGAAAACGCTTTAAAGCAATACAGCAAGCTCCAGGAAGAAAGTAACGAACTTTTATTATCAATATTGAACAAAGATCCGTACGAGCAAATAGATGCAATAGGTGACTGCGCAATAGTTTTGATTATTTTAGCTAATCAATTAGGACACGATTTTGATAGATGTCTTGAAAGTGCCTATGATGAGATAAAAAACAGAACAGGACGTACTGAAAATGGTAATTTTATAAAAGATTAATGGAAAAGGAATTATTTGATTTTTTTATGTGGTTCAGAGAAAACGGAGAAAAATTTGTTTGTCATCCAATCGAACACATGATTAAGATATACTTAAACGAAAAGAAATGAATACAATAGCGGAAAGTAAAACAACGGATTTAATAGTTCAAGTTACGTACAAAGATGACAATATAATTAAAGGTCAAGTGCTTGTTGGAGATGAGTTTAATCATATTGGTAAAGTTGACTATTGGTCTACAAGTTCATTTACTATATCTAATAATAATACGGATATACCAAAGCATTATAACAACGATAACGGAACTTTATATAAAATTGCAAAGGAAAGAGGCTGGAATGCCTATTTATTTGACATCGTTAAACGTTTGGAACGTTCAGAAAAGAAGGGAGAGTTTGAAAGTGATTTAAACAAATCAAAAGTCGTTATAGATTTATGGTTAAAAGAAAGTAAACTATGTTAACCGACTTAGACATATTAGAACAACAATTAAAATACAACTTTTACAAAAGTATTGAAGAACTACAATCAAAACGAGTAAAAAGATCTAAATTTAAAGTTGGTCAAATTGTAGAGGCAACTTGGGAAAGTCGAGATTACGGAGTTGAAAAAGCAATTGGTTATATTTATTATATTGCGCCTCGTAAAGATGGTTATTTAGGTTATACGTATCATTTTAAGAAAGTAAATAAAGATGGTAAAATGTCACAAATTGGAATTGATATACCAAAATATTCAAAAATTATAAAACTAAAGAATTATGTTAATCCAAAAGATTTTAGATTTGCCCAATAGAAGAAATATCGTTACGAAATATGGAATTATCCAAGACTTGCACCGTACAACAAACGAATGGTTTAAATCAGAAAAGGATAGTGTATTTATGCACGAATTTGTCATTTATATTGTGAATAATTATAGTACTTTTAAAACAAAAAAATGACAAAAGAAATTTTCCAATGGATTGAGATTATCGTATACGAAAATATCAAATGTGAAAAATATTATTATCTTTATCATAGATTATGCAACAACTGATAAAATTAGAGGAATATTGTAAAGTTAGGAATATCAAAGCTACATTTGTAGATGGTATTTTAATCGAGCCTTTGCCTATAGTTAAGTCAAATTATAGAGTAAGAAAAGAGCCTTACTTTATAGACTTAGCGGTTAAAAGATACGGTTGTAGTACGGTTGTAGATGCAATGTTTAATAAACAAATGACATTAATATTGTAATTGAACTCAATTTTTTTCAATTATGGAAGACAAAAGAAAATTAAATGGTGGTCACTCAAACGGTGGTCGCAAAAGTAAAGCAGAAGAACAAAATCTAATTGAGAAACTTTCTCCTTTGGAAGAACAAGCGTTTATTAAACTTTCAGAAGCTATTGATAGTGGTAAAGATTGGGCTATAAAAATGTTTTTTGAATATATGTTTGGTAAACCTAAACAGCAAACGGATATAACCTCAATGGGTGAAAAAATTCAGAATGTTATACATTTAGGTAGTGGAATAAATCCGAATGAAAATAAATGAAACTTTTAGTAAAACAAGAACACGCTACATACTATTTAAATGACAGCACCACCGAAGAAGTACTCTATGGTGGGGCTGCCTTTTATCCCCCTTTGAAATTAAGTAGGAGGGGGAGATAATAAGCTGGTGGTGGTAAATCCGCATTCGGATGTTTGTGGTTAATTTCAATGTGTCAAAACTATCCTAACACTAGGTGGTTAATGGGACGTGCTAAATTAAAAACATTAAAAGAAACTACATTAAATACTTTCTTTGAACTAGCTAGTAAATTAGATATAGGAGATGAGTTTAATTATAACGCTCAATCAAATGTTATTTATTTTGAAAATGGTAGTGAGATAATACTCAAAGATTTATTCTTATATCCAAGTGATCCTAACTATGACAGTTTAGGTTCATTAGAAATTACAGGAGCTTTTATAGATGAGTGTAACCAAGTTGTTTATAAAGCTTGGCAAATCGTTAAATCTAGGATAAGATATAAGCTAAACGAATATAATTTAATACCTAAAATGTTAGGCACTTTAAATCCTGCTAAGAATTGGACGTATAAAGAATTTTATCAACCTTCAAAAAATGGTACTTTAAAAGATTATAGAAAGTTTATACAAGCCTTGCCACAGGATAACCCACATTTGCACCCATCTTATTTGAAGTCATTATTACAATTAGACAATAACGCAAAGCAACGTCTTTATTATGGGAATTGGGAATATGATGACGATCCATCTACATTAATTGATATGGATGCAATTATAGACTATTTTAACCCTAATCATTTAGCATTAGAAGGTAAACACTATTTAACTATTGATGTTGCCCGTAAAGGTAAAGATACTACGGTATTTCGTGTGTGGCATAATTGGGTATGTATTGATATTGTAATCTTTGATAAAAACACTATAGTAGATGCATTTAATGAGGGTAGAAAGTTACAAGCTAAATACAATATACCTAATAGTCAAACTGTAGCGGATGAGGATGGTGTCGGTGGTGGATTGGTTGATATGTTAAGATGTGAAGGTTTTATAAATAATTCACGAGCTTTAAATAATGAAAACTACGAAAATCTAAAAAGTCAATGTAGTATTTTAATGGCTAAAAAAATACAAAATAGAGAATGTGGTGAAATAAATAACAACACATCTATTCGTGATATTGTTAGTGAAGAAATGGAGCAAATTAAACAAAAAGAAATTGACAAAGATACTAGACTAGGTATATTGTCAAAAGATATAATTAAGGCTAATATAGGTCGTTCACCCGATCATTGGGATAGTATTATGATGAGATATTATTTCGAACTTAAACCAAAAAACAAAGCTCCACGAAGTCGTTTATTATGATAAAATTCAAAACTAAAATAAAAGATTTTTCAATACCTACTAATTGGAACGATGTATTATTTAAAGATTATTTAAGATTGCAAAATTCAAACGAATTAGATGCTTTAAAGATACTTACAGGATTAAATGAAGTAGAACTACAATTAATAAATATAGAGGATATAGTGCCTTATATTGAGTTCTTACAATCTGATATTAGTCAAATAGAACCGTTAAATTTTATAAACGATACGATACTTCCTGGTGATATAGGAGAATGTACATTTGAGGACAAAATACTTGCTTGTAGGTCAATTGATAATATAGTGAAAGTTATTAGTATCTATTCTAAATTAGATGAAAACGAGATATTAAATGCAAGTTGTGAAAGTGTTTTTTCAGCTTATAATTATTTGATATTACAATTGAAATCTATAATTGAACGAGATAATGGACGTTTAAAATCTGACATTACAGTTGAACAAAAACAAGCCGGTATTGATATGTTCAATGAACTAGGTGATTTCAACACAATTGATATGATAGCAGAAAAATATAAGTATTCACATTCGGAAGTTGAACAGTTACCATATAATTTAATCTTTTTAATACTCTTAAAATCAAATATAAGTAGTAAATTTGAGAATAATTACACAAAACTTATGAGAAATGACAATTAAACAATTAATAAGCTCACATGTTGCGACAATGAACGCTAATGCTTTATCTTATACATTCTTACATAGTGAAACTCAGTTTCAAAATTTAATGGCAGATGAAGAACTTTTACCAGCTGTTTATTTGGACATGCCTATGAAATATACTCCGACAATTGCAATAACAGGAGCGTTTCAAAAGACATATATTTGTGTGGCTTTATTCTTATTTAAAAGTGAGTTAGATGATAATGATACACAACAAGAAATAATCTTTGTTAAGGCGGAAAATGCACAACGTGAATTTCAAATATTGCTAGAAAACGATGTGGATAATGTACGTGATTTAAAAGTTGAAACGTGTGTTCAAGTTCAAAATTTATTCGATACAAATATGAGTGGTATAATGATGCCGTTTAGTTTACGAATGATTAATTCAGAAGGAGTATGCCAGTAGATAATAATCATAAAAGTATGCTATTCAAAGTTTGCTTAGGTGTAGGTAGTTGGATAATAATTGGGTTAATTATTTGGTATGTCAACAAATAAAGAAATATTCGACCAATTTACGAACACAATTATTCCTGAACTTAAAAAGGTTAGTGGTTCGTTAGGTTCTACAATGTATGCTGAAAATACTGAAAATAGTTTAACAATCTACGCAAGTCCTTTTATATCGGTATTGTGGAATGGTAGAAAACCGACATCAATGGGTGCAAAAAGTGGAACTCCGACATTACAGCAAGCTATATTAAGTTGGATAAAGAAGAAAGGTATAACAGGCAAAGCAAATGCACAAGGAAACGTGCCGACTGAGGAGCAATTAAGTTGGGGAATTTCAAAATCTATTCATATGCATGGAACTAGATTATATCAGCAAGGCGGAAAACAAAACATTTTTGAACCTATTTTGACTACAAATAGAATAGATAATTTATTAAATTTGATAGGGCAAAAATACTACGTTCAAATAACAAACATAATAGTCAAATAAATGGGTATTTCAATAACAAAAAGACCGATTCAATTAGTAAATGGTCATCAGTCTAAATGGATGCCAGTTCACCAGCCAATAACATTTGAAATTCAAAGGGTTGATTCAGTTGTAAGTAATATAAAATACATATTTTCGGGTGGTGTTCCCGTTCAATTGCAGTTAAGTACAACTACTAATTTGAACATTTTAAAAGTTAAGGCAGGTCAAAAAATACAAGTATTTAATGGAGTAAATTCAAAAACATTTGATATTATTTCAACTACGGCAAACGATATATTTATAAAATATGACAATTTACCAACGTTTGGAAGTCCTATCATTTTTCTAGGAATTAGTCATTATATTGAAACGGCGGTTTATTATCTAGATGCTAGTCAAGTGCCGAAATTAATCGGTAATATAAAAAACAAAACGAATACTGAAGGTGTTGCTCAAGTATCTATTCAAGAATTGATAGCTACAAAAACGGCAAATGAAAATTTATTTCTATACAATCAAATAAATAAAAGTGAAATTGGTGAAGGTTCTCGATTCTTTTTTTCTATGACTGAATATTATAACGGTTTATTTTATGATGTTAGTATCCCTTTATCTAATTTTAACGGACTTTACTATACAAATTCAGCTAATCAAATTCAAAATAAATATGGGTATAACATGGGTGACTATGTACCTACGTATGATGCTGGTAGAACTGATAAAGCTAAATTTCAAAGCGTATTCGCAAGACCTACTTATTTCCCTAGTTATCCTTTTAGTTTGAATTTTATCTATTCTGATAATTTAGAGAACTTTGACGTTTATAGAATTGAAGACCAAAAAGATATTAACGGCACAATTATAACGTCTTCCGCTGACATACTTAATATTTCACATAGAGAACTAGCAAACAGATTAATGTTAGCTGGTAGTTATACTAGCAATGTTAGATATGTAGATGTTTGGTTAGATACAGATGGAGAGCCATCAATATATCCACCTTATATGGGTTCAATAGGTTCACCTTATGTAGAGGTTGAATATATTCAACCATACACTGTACATAATGTGGTTGTAATAAACAATTATTAAAATGAGAATAACGGAAAAAAAGACTATAAAAATAGATAGAGAATGTAAGGAAAATCCAGTTTTCGTTTCGTGGATAAACACTTTAGGTGGCCGTGAACATTGGTTATTTCACAAGGTGCAAACGAAGGGAATAGTTACCTCAAATGCTGGAACTTACGAACCTTATATTTCTGATCTTTCAATTGCAAGAGGTCAAACAACTGATATATCTAAGAATGCAACACCTTTATTAATAGTAAATGCTACGGTTGACATTGAGGACATAGAAGGTTTAAAAACTATGCTATACTCGCCTTGTGTTGAAATGTTAGTTTCTGATAACCCAATAATGTGGCAAACGGTAAGACCTCAAGTTGGATCATTTAAGCTATATGATACAACTGATGTTAGGGCAACTATACAAATTACATTAGAATTACCTTACATATTTATCCAAGGTTAATGAACGAGCTAATTATCAATGATAGAAGGGTAGATTTGGGAGAAAATACCAATATTGGTTTGACTTTTTGTGCTAATAATATCGGTGAATTGCAAAATAGACAGGGCAATTTTAGCAATACTTTCAAGTTACCAATAACTAAGACAAATAGAGAAATTTTCGAGTGGTCAAATTTGCAAACTACGGCTTCTTTAATGCCTTATAAGAAACTCAAAGCAACATATAAGCAAAATGGAGTTGAGATAGTTAGTGACGGAGTAGCGGAAATTCAATCTACGGATAACAACTATTTTTATGTTAATGTTTATAGTGGAAATCTAGATTTAATCGAAGCAATTGGCGATATTTCAGTAGGTGAGTTATACAAGAATGACATAGTATTTCCGTGGCATATAAATAGTGTTATTTATTATCCTGACTTTTTCATCTATCCGTTAATTGATTGGAGAACTGATATAGATACTTTTTTCGATACAAATAGTGTCAATGTAACTGAAATGTTACCATGTGCAACTATGCCTTCATTATTTGATCGTTTATCTGAACGTATTGGTTTTAATTTTAAAGGCAACTTTTTTAGTAGTCAAAATTATTTAAATATGATTTTAACTCCCAATTCATTTTCGATACCTAAAAGTGATGCAGTTAAAAGTAGTCAACCGTTAATATCTACATTAAGCACTTATACTAATATACCAAGTGGGAGTGCTACATCTTGGATAAATTATTTTCCTAATTTTAGAAATGAAAGTAATAATCCTGATTTTGCCACTGGTGTGTTTAAACCAATAACTAGTAAAGTTGGAAAATTAAGATTTGCAGGCGAATATGACTTGTTTTTTTCACTTACAAATACTGGTGGGGGTATTTCTACACCTTCGCCAAAAACAGTTAATGTTTATGTTTCAATTTCAGATGTAAGCGGCACTATTGCTATTTATGGACCTATTATTTATGGACCAAATGTTTATGGTTTAAATAGAATAATTATAGATATTGAAACTTCTGAAATGACATTTGTGGCAAATACTGTGTATAAAGTAACATTAACACTAGAAGTTCCACAAACAAATAAAAATCAAATTGTAAACTTAACAGATTATCAAACAATAACTACATTTTTAGGTGCAATGGGTAGTGTAAATTCTCAAAGTCCATCGGTTGTTTTTCCTCATTATCTAGAATTTACACCTTCTCCAAAAATAGCTTATAATACGAACATTGATTTCACTAAGATTTTCACAATGAAAGTAAAGGATGTATTAAAAGACATTCTAAACATGGAAGGTATAATAATTCAGACAAATAATTATTCAAAAACTATTCAGTTTAATAAGTTTGACGACGTAATTTTAAATAAATCAATTGCTAAAGATTGGAGTGGAAAACTGCAGAATGCAACGCAAATGGGTTTTAAGTTTGGCAATTATGCGAAGAAAAACAATGTAAAATTCAAGACTGAAAGTGAGTTTGATAGTTATTTTAACTTAACTGATGAAAATCTAGACGTTGAAAAAGATGTAATTAAATTTTCTCATGATGCAACGATTGAAAACAATAAATATGCTGGCTATATTATACCTAAAATAGATGGTTTAAAAGATGCTAGCAACGAGTGGAACAATCCTAGTTGGCGATTGCTATATTTAAAAAAGCAAATTACTAATTTCAACGTCACATATACAGATGGGTATTTAACCACAACACAAACAAATATACCATTTTGCAACTTTAAAAGTGCTAAGGAATTGATTGATGAAAATTATACAAATATTGTTGACATTCTAACAAATCCAAAAGTATTAAAAATTGTAGCTAAATTAGATGTTACTGATATTAGTAATCTAGATTTCACTATACCTATACAAATTCAAAGACCTGATTTAAATATAAGTGGTTACTTTTACATTAATAAAATAGAAAATTACAAAGGCGGTTTAACAAGTTGCGAAATAATTGAGATATGAGTGAGGACAAAACAGTATTACTATCCATAAAACTGGATACTGGCGATTTAAAAAAGAATAGTGAAGAAGCTTCAAAGAAATTAGAGGAGTTAAAGACTAAACAAGCTATTTTAAGAGGTGAAAATAAGCAAGGGACGGTTGAGTATGCAAAGTTAAGTGCTGAAATAAAGGCACAAAATGCAATATTAAATCAATCGAGTAAGGCAATTGAGATAAATGATCGTTTAGGTAATAAACAAAACTTAACATTAAAAGAACAAGCTGAATTATTAAGTGCGGGGAAGGTTGCTTTACGTAATTTAACAGCTGAAGAAATTGCGAATACTGATAGTGGTAGACAACTTAATAAAGAGGTTAGCGATTTAAATGAAAGTTTAAAGAAATCAGAAAAAGCATACGGAGACAACCAACGTGAGGTAGGTAACTACGACAAAGGTATTCAAGGTTTAAAAGCTGAATTAAAGGCTTTAAAATCTCAAATGGTTGGATTAGATGCAGGTTCTAAGGAATACCAACAAGCAAGTGAGAAAGCGGGGGTTTTAGGGGATAAAATCAAAGAAGTTAACGAGAATGTTAAGGCTTCTTCAGGTGGCACTGGTTTTGAAAAATTATCTAACAATTTAGGACTTGTTAAAGACGACTTAATGAACTTAGATTTCGCTGGAGTTTCTGAGAAAATGAAACAAATGGCAGTTATTTCTAAGGGAATGACTTTTAAGGAGGTTATCGGTGGCTTAAAAAACATGGGTAGTTCTTTACTTAGTTTAGGTAAGGCTATATTAATGAATCCTATGTTTTTAATGGTAGGTGTAATTGTTGGAATTGTAGGAGCTTTAAAGTTATGGTCTGATAATGTTAATGAGAAAGCGGTTAAGGCCCAAGAAAATCACACAGCCTCTATTAAAAGAAATATTGATAAAATGATTGAGCAACAACAAAAACGTGCTGAAATAGCAGGATTGGAGCTTAAGATATTAGAGTTAGACGAAGCAGGTGCTAAAAAAATAGGTGCTAAAAAAACAAAAAACTTATTGCAAGATGAACAAGATAGGTTGAAGCAAATGAAAAAGTATAAAGATGCCGACACTGATTTGAGAAAGCAATTTGAAGAAACAACTGATAATGACAGGAAAATAGCAATTAATAAAGAAATAACTGATAATGCTAATAAATTTAAAGAGCTTGGAAAATCATTTAATGGATGGAGAGAAAAAAGAGTTGTTTTAGAAAAAGAAATTGGTAAAGAAATTAAAGAAGAAAATAAGAAAAGTACTACTGAAATTTTAACAGATACTAAAAAATTTGAAGAAGATAAATTAGCACTTGCTTATAGAATAAAAGATTTAATATTAGATAACGAAGACAAAAAAAATGCGAACCAAGAACAAATAATTGAGGCCCATTATAAATTCTTAGAAGATTCTGCAGAAGGGAACGTAGAAGAACTTATTAAGATTCAGGAAAAAAAGAATAACGATTTAACTCAATTAGACTTAGAAATTTATAACGATTCAATAACAAGGCAAGAGGAAAATTATAAACGTGAACAAACAGATGCAAAAGGAAATGCCACTATTTTAGCTCAATTAGAGATAAAAAATAAATTAGAGGTTGAAAAAATAAATATTGATTTTGACAACAAACAAAAAGAACGAGAAAACCAACAATTAAATGATAAAAAGAATTTTGATAAATTAAAAGTTGAAAGCGAACGTAAAGCAACACAAGAATTAAAATTATTAAATTCTGAATTACTTTATTTAAAATCAAAAGGCACAAAGGATGAAAAACAAGCTCTTTTAGATTTTCAACAAACAAAAATTGATATATTAACAGAAAATGCACAAATTGAAATTGGATTAGACAAATATACAGCAACACAAAAACAAGCTATTCAAAAACAATTAGAGTTAGATATTCAAAAAATAAAAACTGAAGGCAATAAAGAAGAAACTAAAAAAGGCTTAAGTGAAGCTCAATTGAAAGCTCAAAAAACAACTGAAATTGCATTACAAAGTGCCGTTCAATTAACAGATGCTCTTTCACAAATAACACAAAATAGAATAGCAAATGAGTTATTAACAGAGCAAAATAAAAACGATGAAAATCAAAAACAATTACAAGCTCAATTAGATGCTAATTTAATAACGCAAGCTGAATATGATGTTAAAAAGAGTGCAATGGACGTTGAATTTAAAGCGACTGAAAGTAAACTAAAAAAAGAAGCATTTGAAAAGGAAAAACAAGCTAATATAATTAAAGCAATAATGAATACAGCGGTTAGTGTAACGGCTTCTTTGCCTAATGTACCTTTATCTATTTTAGCTGGTGTTTTAGGAGCCGTTCAAGTTGGTTTAATTGCTAGTCAACCTACTCCAAAGTTTGCAAAAGGAGGTGTTTTTGGTGGAAATAGTCATGCAAACGGTGGTACAAAAGGAGTTTTTTCAGATGGTACACAAATTGAAGTTGAAAGAGATGAGAATTTTTACATATTAAATAAGAATGCTTCAAGACATATTAACGGATTAAGCAATCTTAACCAACAGTTTGGAGGTATTCCATTAATGGGTAACGGTGGAGCGGTTACAAGCTCTGGAATTATGGCAAATAGCATTACAAATGGAGTAGATGCTAATTTAAACGCTCAAAATCAAATGATGAGAATGATTGAAATGATGCCGAAGCCAGTAGTAATAGTTCAGGACATAAACGATGCTCAAGGAAATTTAGCTACGGTTGAAAATAGAGCAAATTTTTAGTACCTTTATATATGTCTATAAAATTACTAGAAAAATTACATGATAGCGGTGAGCTTCATGACTTATTACGTTCAGGTCTTATATCGGTTAACGTACTAACTTGGTTTAAAATTTACAAAGCATACCAATTTCAAATGGAGAAAGGAGTTAAAAAAACTCAGTCGATTACCGATGTTTCCGATGTCTTTGGAGTTAGTGAAAGAATAGTATACAGAATAATAAAACGATTTGAACAATGAAAATCTACAAAAAAGGGAATTACATTTATTTAGTGAATGCTAGCGGTGACATCAAACAAGATCACGCAAACGAGGTTAAAATAACTAAAACAAATGTATCAAATGAAACGTATAGTATCTATTCAGATGACTTAGGTGTAAATTATGTGACATTTAGTGAATTAACTCAGGAAAACGGTTCACCTTACGCAAGTGTAGGAGCTTGGGAGTTATGGTACGCTGAAAATACGGGTTTTAATCCAGCCTCAGGCGGTAGTGGGGCAGGAACGGTTATAAATACTGTTTCAAATTTTTCAAGTTTACCCGATCCAACATTAGTTTCAAATGACTTTTACTGGGTGTCATCTACGCAAGGTTTCAGGATATTAGGAACGTATAAGGCAAACGGTTTATATTATTCAAATGGAACAAGTTGGGAGTATATAGATGCACCAACAACGGCAACACAAAACGAAGTAAACACGGGAACATTAACAGATAAGTATTTAACTCCTTCGACATTTGAGAATGCTAGTAAATGGACGAATTATTTAGATAAAGCAACGTATGATATTGATAACGATGGAATAGTTGACAAGGCTAAAAAAGAGGTAGTTGAAATAATCAATAAAACTGGTTCAACATTAATTGTATCAACTTCCCCTAATGTTTGAACTTGCGAAACTACATCAATTAATTCAACTCCCATCTTCGTAATTATACCGTTTTCATCGTATGAATTACCAATTTGACCCTTTATGTAGACATTTCCTATCATATTGTAAATTTAAGTTATTATTATTGTGTTAATTTGACGCTAAAATGTCAGTAAATTATAAAAAGTAATTACTTGCTATAGTTGGATATTGTTCTTGTAATTTTGCGAATAGTAGCGGAGTTTGTTCAGTAATGAAATTATCTATTACTGTTTGATTTAAACTACCATTTTCAACAAATTTATAAGTATGTATATAATTGTGAATAGCTTCATTTGGCATTGCCATTACATTATAATTACCATCATTTAGAGTAATTATTTCTGATGTTAATATAAATTGTTCCATATTTTATAATTGAGA